GGTACATTAAACATGGAGCTAGTTCTGATGTGGGAACATCAGGTGCACCATTATTAGATGTACGACGACATATAGTTGCCATTCATGTCGAAGGTAACAATGGGTGTAACTATGCAGTTATACCCCCGCTATTACGAGGATTCTCTGTTAAAGAGTCTGCTTCTCGTGAAGATGTTGTTGGTGATGATGATTCCGAAGAACGTGCGCGATTGGCTGAAGAAGCAGCTATACGTCAAGCTGAAGATCAAGAACGAGCTGATGAGGCTGCGGAAAAGCGTGCAGAAGCTCAAGCTGATCAACAGCAGCAGTATGAAGAGCGCGCCCGTGATTGGGGTATGAAACAAACTCGGGAACAAGCTGAGTTGTCTAGAACGTCAGCTCGTGGCCGCAATTGGGCCGAACAAGTGGAAGATTTTGAAGCAGCATTAAGTGATGAAGTACCTATGCCTCCTGTTAGTGGAGGTTCTAAGGTGTCCATGGACGATCTTGCGGATGAAATGGGGATAGCAGTTTTTACAACTGGCAAGCGACATAAGCCTGTACCTCGCCCTGTTAATTTCAAAGAAAGTCCTTGGACTTGTTCTGAATGTGGATTAACTCAATTACATCATGGAACTACTTGTAGTTCTTGTGGTAAACCGATGATTCCATTGGCTAAACAATTAATCACTAATGACAAAGCTATTGCTACCGTCACAAATATAGTTGAAGAAACTTATAATGGCGTTAGTGTACCTTTGGATGATAGTCGACCAGTTCTACCAGCGGTTGCGGCTGAAAAGATCCTTAAGGAATTATATGAGATTCAAACACGTATGGCTGCATTTTATCAAATACAAGAAGGTTTTAACCATTCCTTTGCCTGCATACGTGATTGGTATAATGGACAAAGTTCTCGTGTTGAGATTATGTCTGAAGCTGTCAAAAGATTAGAGGATTATACCTTAAAAATTGATCAAAGCTTAGCCAATGTTTTGAAACTCAATCCAAGTATAAACATGATCGAGAAAAACAATCAAGGAGTTCCTGGTAATATACAGTTCAAAGATAACGCTGTAGTTGTTGACAAGGTGTTAGGTCTTGACAATGGAGGTGATTTAACTTACGTTGATAGAGATCCTGAACGTGTTGTCAAAATACCAACTATTATCGTGTCTAAAAATGAAAAGCTTAAAGAGAAAAATAAGAAAAGACGTGAGAGAAGAAAACAGATCAAAGAAGAGTTGTCTGATGCGAAGAAAGAGGAAGCGGCGTGTTTGCCTAATGAGGTAAACAGTAAGCAGTATTTAGGTGAATCTAAAGACAAGAAATCCGTTTACTTACGTAACGGAAATGCAGTTAAGAGAGTGCCTAATCCGCAACCGAAACCTCGTAAAGAAACTAATACAGATCATTTAAACTCCATGTCCCCCACAATGAATTGTGGGGGTCATTAGTCTTTGAAACATTTGGTCAATATTATAAGTGGACTGATACACAGCAGTTTTCTTCTAATTCGTTGGAAATCGGTAAATCTGATTGTTTCTTTAGACAAGTGAATGATTACAAGCCATCCATTTATTGGAGTCGCGCCTGTGAATTAGATCCTAGTCTTGATGTAGTTGGTTGGCCTAGACGAGATGCTGATGCAGAAAAGTTTAGTTACAAGTTACAATGTGACAAACATGTTCTGCCTGAAGATCGTTATCAACCTTCTATGTGGGAAATACAACGAATTATGAATAAGGTTCTTCCTAAGTATAAGAAACACTTTCTTCCAGAGTTTTGGAAGACTTGTGATTTCTTTATGGCTATTGAGGATTTGAAGAAATTCATTAAACCTGATGCAACTCCTGGTGTTCCTTACACTTTAATGGCTAACAGAAATGACCAATTATTGAATATTTTGGGTACTCGTTTTAATGATATGGTGATAGACCGAATACATCGTCGTCTAGAATTTGATCCTCATCAATTGGAATTGATGAGTCCAGAACAACTTGTAGATTTGGGTTTGTGTGATCCTGTGAGAGTCTTTGTTAAAGGTGAACCTCACAAAATTAAGAAACTTAAGGAAGGTCGTGTTAGATTGATACATTCTGTTTCGATCGTTGATAAAATGATTGAGATGTTATTAATGAGACACTTCACTAAACTTGAGATTTCTAATTGGAAGGATATACCATCCAAACCTGGCATTGGATTCACTGAATCCGATTGTCAGTGTGTTTACGATTGTGTGGTTGGTAAACCTGTTCGTATGAGAAGTAGTGATGTTGAAGGATGGGATTGGAATGTTGATAAATGGCAGATTAAAACTGAAGCTGAACGTAAAATACAGCTTTGTAAGGGTTTTGAGAAACCTGAATTTCTCTGGGATGCTCAACTTCGTTGGGCAGATTGTATGAGATTAAATGCTGTTATTACATGTAAATCAGTTTATCAATTTAGTGACGGAGTTATGGTGAAAAACAAATTTGAAGGTATAGTCAATTCTGGCAAATACGATACTAGCTGTGGTAATTCTGGAATGCG